AGGTTTCTGAGATTGTGTTTTTACAAGAGATTATTTAATCATCCCCGTAGATATCTCTTTTTTCCTTACATTTTTCAATTATTAGACTCTCAAGAAATTTATACATTTTAATCCCTCGTTTATCACAATATTTTTTTAAAACATCGTGAACGTCCTTATCAATCTTTAAGTTTTTAATTTTTTTTTCATTTGGTTCCATAAGTAGAAAAAAGGTAGAAAAAAAACCTACCTATCTATAAATACTTTTAAGTATGTAAAGTTTTTGATAAAAACGTGAATATTTATTAATAAAATAAAATTATAAATAAAATTAAAATCTATGGCAACTAACAGTAAAATATTTGTATCACCAGGTGTTTATACTTCAGAAGTGGATTTAAGTTTTGTCGCGCAGAGTGTTGGTGTTACAACACTTGGTATTGCGGGGGAAACTTTAAAAGGTCCGGCTTTTGAACCAATTTTCATTAAAAACTTTGACGAATTCCAAAATTATTTTGGGGGTACATCACCGGAAAAATTTGTTAATACACAAATTCCGAAATATGAAGCGTCGTACATCGCAAAAGCGTATCTACAACAATCTAATCAATTATTTGTAACTAGAATCCTTGGATTATCTGGTTATGACGCAGGACCATCTTGGTCAATTGTAACTAAAGCAAACGTTGATCCAACAACCGTTGATTTTATGTGTGAAAGTGGTTCAACGATTGACTGTGAATTTATTTGTTTACAACCAAGTGCAACAACATTTAATGTTGGTTTTACAGGTTGTACAAATTCGTCTGAAACAATCGGGTATGAAAATACCTTCCCAAGTCAAATTGAGAGTATGTTAACAACACAATATGAAACATTTAATGGGTCTGTATCAACATTAGATACAAACATTAGAGGTTTGATTAGTGGTGTTATTGCGGAACCAGCAACATCCGCAGACACAATTAGTTATTTCGGAACAGTTTGGGGTGATGATTATAACACATTATCTACATTATTTACAAATGAAAATAACGTGTTTAACGTTCCATCACCATCAAGTGAATTGACAAATTATTCGTCACCATTCAACGATCCTTGGTACTATGCACAATTTGAAAATATCGGAAATGGTTTATATTCTGGGTTTTCATTCTTCTTATATGTTGATGAGTTATCTGAAATTATCCCGTCAACAACGACAACAACAACTATTTCACCAACAACAACTACCACAACAACAGATCCTTGTAACCCAACACCTACAACAACTACAACAACAACAGCACAACCAGAGGTTATTACTTGTTATTCAGGTAATGTTGTTGGTAAAATTTATTACTATTCAGGTATTTCTTATACGGAATATGATAATTTAGTTGTTGGAACATTAAGATCTAGAGGTATCGCAACATACGCTGACGGTAATAATCCAGTATTTGAGGTTTCAGCAACAACAAATGTTACTTTAAATATGGGTGGTCAGTATAGTCCTGTTCTTAAAGATCCGTATATGCCGTTTGCGATAAATGTAACAAATAACACTGGTACTAACTTTGTTTTTGAAGCGTCATTTTCTCAATCCGATTCACAATATATTGCTAAAGTATTTGGTGGTACAAATTTTGGGAAACCAAGAACCTCAACACCATTGTTTTTAGAAGAGAATTTCCAATCAATATTAAATTACGGATGGAAAAAAGGTTATATTAGAGGTTTAAGTTCTGATTTAATTGCGTTGGATTCGGCTCAAAGTAACGATTCATCATCAATTGGTTGGTATTTAGATAAATATCAAACACCATCTTCACCTTGGGTTGTTTCTGAATTAAGAGGTAATAAAACATTTAACTTATTTAAATTCTATACAATATCTGATGGTAATTCAGCAAACAGCGAGGTTAAAGTTTCATTTATTAATATGTCATTCAATAACAGAACTTTTGATGTTTTAGTTAGAGATTATTATGATGTTGATGCAAACCCCGTTGTACTTGAGAAATTTACAAACTGTACAATGGATCCGTCACAAAATAATTTTATCGCGAAAAAAATCGGTACACTAGATGGTGAATACCAGTTAAATTCAAAATATATAATGGTTGAAATGAATGAGGACGCACCTACAGACGCTTTGCCTTGTGGTTTTGATGGTTATATGTTTAGAGAATACGCTGACGCTAAATCACCATTCCCAGTTTATAAAACAAAATATGACTTCCCTGGTGAAGTTGTTTATAACCCCCCATTTGGTTTCTCAAACGGAAACGACGATGCAATAATTTCTGGTGGTGATAATGTTAGAAAAACATATTTAGGGTTTTCTAATAACATCGGATTTGACACTAGTTTCTTTGAGTATAAAGGAAAAAGAACACCAAATTCTTCATGCGATTTAGAGGGTGGCGAATGGTCTTACAAGACACGAGGTTTCCATATGGATAAATTCGCTAGTGGTATAACAGTTTCAAACGGATTTACAACAAGTGGATCTCCAAAATATTACGTTGGTGATGCAGCATTTTCATCTGAACCAACAAGTATTGAAAGTCCTTATTATAGATTATTCTCAAGAAAATTCACAATGCTTGTTGGTGGTGGATTTGACGGATGGGATATTTATAGAGAACATAGAACAAATAGTGATCGTTTCGTTTTAGGTCGTGCAGGATTCCTAAATGGTGCGTGTGTTTCTGATAGATATCCGAACGCTAAAGGTTGGGGTGCGTTTAAACAAATCGCTGTTGGTGATGGTACAATTGACTACGCAAACACTGATTACTACGCTTATTTATTGGGTGTTAGAACATTCGCAAATCCAGAAGCGGTTAATATAAACGTATTTGTGTCGCCAGGTATTGATTATGTAAATAATAGTGACTTAGTTGAGGCAACTATTGATATGGTTGAAAACGAAAGAGCAGATTCATTATATATCACAACAACACCAGATTATAATATGTTTGTTGCGTCAACAACAGAAGGTGATAATTTTATCTATCCACAAGAAGCGGTTGATAATTTAGAAGAAACTGGAATTGATTCAAATTACACAGCAACATATTATCCTTGGGTATTAACTAGAGATAGTGTTAATAACACACAAGTTTATATACCAGCAACGGCTGAGGTTACAAAAAACCTAGCGTTAACCGATAATATCGCATTCCCTTGGTTCGCGGCCGCTGGATATACTCGTGGTATTGTAAATTCTGTTAAGGCTCGTAAAAAGTTAACACAAGAAGACAGAGACGTTCTATATACTGGTAGACTTAATCCAATTGCAACATTCGCTGACGTGGGTACTGTAATTTGGGGTAATAAAACATTACAAATAAGAGAATCAGCACTTGATAGAATTAACGTTAGAAGATTGTTATTACAAGCACGTAAATTAATATCTGCGGTTTCTGTAAGGTTGTTATTTGACCAAAACGATGAACAAGTTAGACAAGACTTCTTGAACGCTGTTAATCCAATTTTGGATGCGATTAGAAGAGATAGAGGTTTATATGACTTTAGAGTTGAGGTATCAAGTGATACCGCTGATTTAGATAGAAATCAATTGACGGGGAAGGTGTATATCAAGCCGTCTAGATCGCTAGAATATATCGATATTACATTCTATATCACACCTACTGGTGCGTCGTTTGACAACATTTAATAAGAATAAAATAAAAAAATAAGATAAGATCCTCCAAGTAATTTGGGGGATTTTGTTTTTTATATATAAGTTTTTTTTAAAAAAATGTTGTTGGTTAAATAAAAAATTATAACTTTGTCAAGTAAATAAAGAAATATATTAACAGAGATGATAGACGAGAAGCCAAACCCAACTATGAAATATTACGCATTTGATTGGGATGATAATATTATGTTTATGCCAACAAAGATTTATCTTAAAGATGAAGATGGAAATAGTGTTGGTATGTCAACAGAGGACTTTGCTGAACACAGGACTGAAATTGGTGTAACACCTTTTAAGTGTGGTGATAGTATTATTGTAGGTTTTGATGACAATCCGTTCAGAGACTTTAAAGTTAGTGGTGACGAACACTTCTTACGTGACGCAATGAAAGCAACAATAGGTCCAGCGTGGAATGATTTTGTGGAAGCGGTTAATAATGGTTCTGTTTTTGCAATAATAACAGCAAGAGGTCACACACCAGCGGTATTAAAAGAAGTCGTATATCGTTTAATCACGTCAAACAAACACGGATTAAAATCCAAGAAACTTATTAAAGTTTTAAAAAAATATAGAGAATTAGCAGATGAGGATTTACTTTCTGACGACGAACTAATTAAATCTTATTTAGATTTGTGTAGGTTTCATCCAGTATCATTTGGTGATGGATCTGCAATAAATCCAGAACAAGGTAAAATTGACGCTATGGAAATATTTGTTAGATACGTAATGTTGTTATCACATAGACTACAGAAAAAAGCGTTTATGAAAAATAAAATTAGTAACTATTTTACACCAAACATCGGGTTCTCAGATGATGACATTAGAAACGTAGATAAAATAAAAACACATTTTAGTAAGAAGAAAGATAATATCTTACAAACTTATTTAACATCAGAAGGTAATAAGAAAAAGTATTAAGTTATTATTAATAATATATGTTATATAATAAATAATATTAATAATTAAGTTATATAAGTTAAGTTAAGTTATATATAAGTTATTAAGTAAGTTATATTAATATATATAATTTCAAAATAACTGAAAGTAAATAGAAAAATTTTTATTTGCTAAAATAACCGAGTAAACTATTTAAAATTTCATATTTCATTATTACATTTTTAATAAAAAATTATGGAACAAGATTTAATTACTCACGGTCAAATGGATTTTAATTTACCACACGATGTGGTACCATTACCGTCTGGTGGTATTTTTTATAAATCAAAAAAGAAAAATGTTAAAGTTGGTTATTTAACCGCATCAGACGAAAACATATTAGTCAATATTGATGGTGCCAAAACAATTAAAGAATCAATAATTATTCCGTTATTAAGAAATAAACTTTATGAACGAGAAATTAGACCTGAAGAATTGTTGGAAGGTGATGTTGAGGCGATACTATTGTTTTTGAGAAACACTTCTTTTGGTCCAGAATATAATATTATTGTTACAGATCCAAAAACAAGTAAACGTTTTGAGACATCAATTATGTTAGATGAGTTAAATATCGTTAAACCGGTATTTCAACCAGATGAAAATGGATTGTTTAGTGTTACACTACCAGTTTCAAACACACAAGTAAAACTAAAGTTATTAAGTTTAACAGACACAATGGAAATTGATAACATTGTTAATTTATATCCAGTAGGGTATAATGCACCAATAGTTACAACGAGGTTGTCAAAAATGATTGTTGAGTTAAATGGTAGTACAGATGGTAATCAAATATCAACATTTGTACAAACAATGCCGATTAGAGACTCAAAATTCATCAGATCGTTTATGAAAGAAAATGAACCTAAATTAGATCTTAAAAAAACAGTAATAGCCCCGTCTGGAGAAAAAGTTGATGTTGAAATCAACTTTGGGGTGGAATTTTTTCGGCCTTTCTTCTAAGTACTCACAACATATGTTAGATGAATTTTTTTATTTATCTAAATCCTTACATATGCAATATAGTGAATTTCTAAAAGTCCCAACGTATGCTCGTAAGTATTTAATACAAAAAATGATTGACGACGCGAACCCAAATAAAATTGGTTAATAAAGTATTTATATAACAAAAAAAATGGGTGTAAAAGAAATTGCTACAAAAGTATTTGGTAAAGCATGGAACGTGTTTTCAACGGAAGAAAAATCAATCGCTGAAAAAATGTTTAGCGCTGGTAAGACTGAAGGTCAAAATTCAACAGACACATCTGGTGGCGACGCTAGTGTACTAGAAGGACCATTATCAGTAACAGGGTCGTTTAGTGATTCTTTTAAATCAATTATTGCAATAAAAGATGCCTCTGCGAGTGTTGGCGATAACGTCAATGAACTAATAAATAAGGCTCAAGAATTTGGTAATTCAATGGGTATCGGTAGAGCAAGAGCCTCCGAACTGAGAACGACGATTGCCGATACCGTACCAGAGTTAATGAAACTTGGTGTTACTCAAACAGAAGCGTTAAGTAACATTACGGCCATTCCTGCAGCACTTAAAACAAATACAATCCTTGCTAGTGAGACCATTGTAGAATTAGGTGCTACCGCTAAGTTTACACAACAAGATATTGGTGGATTAGTTACGGGTTTCCAAGGTGTTGGTGTTCAATTATCTGACATTGGTGATAAAATGGCCGACGCCGCAAATTACGCAAAAAGTATTGGTGTTAATGTTAACGCGGTAACAAGTGGTGTTGTAACTAATTTAAAAAATCTAAATCTTTTTAATTTTGAAAATGGTGTCCAGGGATTGGCTAAAATGGTTGCAAACTCTGCGATAATGGGTGTTAACATGCAAAGTGTTTTTAATCTATCTGAAAAACTTTTAAGTCCAGAAAGTGCAATTGAATTTTCATCGGCACTACAACGACTTGGCGTTACATCAAGTGAACTTTTAGACCCGTTAAATGCAATGGATTTGGCAATGAACAACCCTGAAAGAATGGCCGGTGAGATGACAAAAGTCGCACAACAATTTACAAGATTAAAAGCGGATGGTACTGGATTTGAGATTTTACCAGGGGCTAAACTTCAGTTAAGAGAAGTCGCTGGGGCTATGGGGATGACGGCGGACGAACTTGCCGGTATGGCAATTAAGTCATCAGAATTTGATATGAAATTAAAACAAATTAAATTTCCAAGTTTTGCCGCTAGTGAGGAAGACAAAACGTTAATTGCTAATATGTCACAAATGAAAGATGGTAAAGCGGTTATACAAATGATGAATGATAAAACTGGTGAAATGGAATCCGTTGACGTTGAAAAATTAACAGTAGATCAACTTAATGAATTACGAAAAGATCAAGCAAACCAAAATAAAACAGCAGAACAATTAGCCGCAGAACAATTAACAGCATTACAAACTATTGCTGCAAACACGTCAGGTGGCGCTAAAGCCGCAGGTTATGGTGTTGCTAGTGTACCGACTGTCCAGAGATTGGCAGACTTCAATTTAGGTATTCGTGAAGCCGCAGCAAAAAATATATATGGTGCACCAAAGGCTAGTGGTATAAGAGAAGAAGGTCAAAAAATAACAGGAGACCTAGAACAGAGTGTTGTAAGTTTAAAAACAGAAGGTCTCACACAAAAATCGTTGATAAATATTGCAGAACAAATAATTGCATTACCAGGAAAATTTACAGAAACATTTGACAAACTTAAAAACGAAGGTTTAGTTGGTACAAAAAAAACCATACAAGAAGCAACAGCGAACGCTAGTAATGTTTATGGGGGTATTGGTGGTGTACAAACGATCAAAAAAGAAGATGTTAGTGTTGGTTATTTAGACAAGTTAATTGACCCTGAATATTTAAAACAAACACAAACAAACAATGTTAACATTGAAAATAGAACCACAGTTGATTTAACAAATTCTGACGGGTCGTTAAAAAGTTTGACGGAAAGTCAAAAAAGTGAAATCATAAAAATACTAACGGATAAATTCCAAAATAATGCAGAGATGCAAAAAACTATTGTTGATACTGTTACTAACTGGAACAATATGCAAAAATAATACAATAAAAAAAACAATAAAAATTGTATTTATTAATAAAATACAAGAATGGCCGAAAGCGTTTTATCATTTGTTAATTCATCAAGTTTTAGAAATCAACTAATTTCTAGAAACTTAAAACCATATTCGGTTCCAGGTACGTTTTCCGGGCCAACAACAAACATTAATTACGAAACAAATTTAACAGTTAGTAGTGTTATTGATTCACCAGACACATTAATATCAACAAATACTTTTGCAAATACATTATATCCGTTAAATGAGTTTGGGCCTGAAGGTGGGTTCAATGGCAAATATTCGTTACCAGGAGCGCCATATCCCGTAGATTCAAATTCGGGACCATATAACCCCAACGATACTAATCTTGATTTAATAAATGAATTTTTTATTGATGCGGCATATATTCAAAACATATATGGACCAGAAGGTGGGTATAGTGATTTAGTTGTGATAACGGACGTTGTTGGTAGCCCAAAATTATATAAACCTTATTGGGATCCGTCAGCATTTGTTACCTCAACATATAGTACGTATGATTTAGTCTTTAATAATAATCCGACAGGTTCAAACGGACCATTGTCACAAGATACATATTTAGCGAAGATTGGTGCACAACAATTAAAAAGTGCGTTTGACGAGAGAATTGCCGAACAAGTTAGAAAAAACACAATCGGTCGTATAAATTTGGATTCATTACAAGATCCATTTAGTGCGTCATTAGTTGCTACTGGTAAAGAACCGTTTATTGAAAAAAATTGGACAATTACACAACCAGAAAACCCAATTGCCGCAGCCGCGTCTTTCGCGTTAAGAATGTCTGGAACATATTTTCCTGTTTCAACAATTCCTGGTGATTATTTTAATGATACTAATATTCAATCACCACTACTTGAAAAAGCACTAAACGTTGGTAACGCTTTAACTGGTGGTTTATTAGGACCAATCTTAGATGTTTATAGAAATCCATCTGAAACATTTGTTGCAAACACTGGTAATGGTCAACGGTCAATTCTATTTTCAACATTAGATTATAATAAATACAGACCAAAATATTCAAGGGGAATACTACAAAGTATAACAACTGGTATTGATCGTTTATTAGATTCTGACAAACCAAATACTGGTGGGTATTACGTTGGAAGTCCGAACGCGGAACCATCACAAATAAGTTCTCCAGCAAACCAAATTCCAATTGGTCCTAACGGAAGACAAATAAACACAATTGTTTATGGTCCACAAGAGTTGGGTATACTATATGAAGGTAATGAAAACAGAATAGTAAACGGCCTAAAAGGTAAATCACTTAATGATGGTGGTGGTATTTCAGGACAATTTGTTTGGACATCACCCAAATACAAAGATAATGCAGGATTTAAACAAGGTGTTGGTGGTAAAACAACAACATTAGATGTTGGTTTTGAATCAATTAGAGCCGACTACACCCAATACGAGTCAACAAGAACTGACTTTAAAGAAGGGTCAATATTAGACCAAACACAAAGATTGATAGATTCGGCGGATAAAGTTACAGGTCAATCAAGATTAAAACACGTCGGAAATGCGATTAATCAAGTATCAAAAGTGTTTAATGATGGTTATAAAGAATTAACAAAGGGTTCTCAAGTTTTATCATATCGTGAAAACGCTGACGAAAACGCAGTCGGTCTTGAATATTGTCGTGTATTCACTAAAGACACACCATATTACACATATGGTGATTTACAAAAAACAGATGGTATTACAGAAGAAGGTCGTAAGTTTTCTCACTCTGTATTTGATAAAACATACAATTTAAATATTGCACCATTAAAAATACCAGGATCAACAAATATTGTTGATAATAAAGTAAAAAAATATATGTTCTCAATTGAGAATTTGGCTTGGAGAACATCCGACAGACCAGGGTATACGTATGATGACTTACCTGTTTGTGAAAGAGGTGCGAATGGTGGTCGTGTAATGTGGTTTCCACCATATGATTTAACTTTTTCAGACGAAAGTTCGCCAACATTTAACCAAACATCGTTTTTGGGTAGACCAGAACCGATATATACATACAAAAACACAACAAGAAAGGGTTCCATTAGTTGGAAAATAATTGTGGATCATCCAGCAGTTATGAATACAATCGTTCAAAAACAATTAAAAAATGTTGACCCAATAAAATTAAACTCAATGATGGACTCGTTTTTTGCGGGTTGTTTAAAATATGATTTATATGAGTTGGGGATTAAATTTAACACAATACCAACTAAAGATTTATTTACGTATCAACAAATATTAAATAACCCTAGATTAACATCCGAAGAGTTAGGTCAAGTAGCGTTAGAATTACCAAAAGACCAACAATCTGGTGGTGGTACTAAAGGTGACGCAAACGCAGTTGTTGATAATACACCTCAAGTTGCCGAAACAAAAGAAGACACCTCAAATGAATTACAATCTGTTGACTTAACTAAATTTGTTGGTTATGGATTTTATTTTGACAATGATTGCCCGGAATGTAAAAATAGTACATCAATTACTGCTAGTCAACCATATGATTCGTGGTATTCTCAATATGTTGGTAGAGAATCGGTATATCAATCTACAGCACCAATAAAGGTTTATATTGACAACGGAACAACAGAATTTTCTAAAGATGGTATTGGTGAATTTTTTACACAAGTTGTAAAAGGAAATTATGATGTTATTAATAATGATTTAATAAAACAACTTGGTGATATTTTATCAAAAGGTGGTAATGTTACAATTGATTTACAAGGATCCGCTTCAGCGGTTGCTTCAACAGGATATAATGAAAAATTATCAAAACGAAGAATTGACTCGGTAAAAAAATGGTTAAAAACAAAACAAGATGTGAATGGTGTTTCTTTTAACGATTATATCACTAATAATAAAATAAAAATTACTGAAGATCCCAGAGGTGAGGAAATTTCAATACCAAAAACAAGCACAAAGGACAGTGAAACACAAACAGTTGTTAACACAGACAATACACAAGGTATATTATCAACAAATGTAAATTGTAACTCAAACGTACAAGAAAAAGTAGGAAATACGTTTAAAACAACAGTAAACGCTGAGATTTACTCAATACCCGCGATGGCATGTAGACGTGTTGTTATTAAAAATATTACAGCGCAACAACCACCAGAAAAAACACCAGATGTGGTTGGTGGTGGTAGTCAAACTACAACTACAACAACAATCAATGTTGCAGAGGTTAAAACAAAAGTTAGCGATACTATTAAACCAACACCAAACACAACAATTGAACAAAAGATAAAAGATGGTATATCTAAAAAAGTATTACGCCATTTATTTTCAGAATGTGATTATTTTGAGGTTATTAAAGAAAGTGACCCAATGGTTTATCAATCAATTAAGGATAAAATAAAACATTTTAATCCAGCGTTTCACTCAATGACACCAGAAGGTTTAAATTCACGTTTAACGTTTTTAAATCAATGTGTTAGACCAGGACAAACAATTCCAATCATTGGTGCTGACGGTAGACCAAAATATAATGACGCATTAAACACATCATTTGGTGCACCACCAATTTTAGTTTTAAGGGTTGGTGACTTTTACCATAGTAAGATAGTACCAAATAGTTTATCGTTTTCTTATGATGATGCGAAATACGATTTAAATCCTGAAGGTATTGGTGTACAACCAATGATTGTTAAAGTATCAATGAGTTTTGATTTTATTGGTGGTCACGGTTTAAAAGAACCTGTTGAAGAATTACAAAATGCACTATCATTTAATTTTTATGCAAATACTGAGATTTATGACGAGAGAGCAACAGCAACAGAAGATGTTAGTGAGAGAGATAAATATGTTGTTGAAAAAATATTATCAAATCAACCCCCAGTAAAAATAAATCAAGTACAAAACCAAATACCAAAAAGGGGTGGTAGTACAATTGGGAATATAGTTAGCGCTACTGAAATAGATTATACAAGTAGTTTAAACAATTTCTGGAAAAAAACTGTTGAGTACATTGATTCGGTTATTGATACAACAAACACGTTGGTTAAAACAACCAATATTGGTATTGTGTATTCATTATTTAACGATAGAGATTATACAACAGGAACTTATGATGAGTACGGAACAGGTGGAACAATAACAATTTACGGAAAACCAAAAACTATTGAAGAAAAATTAGACAAACTTTACGAACGAGTTTTAGATGATATATCTAGTGACAACGATAGTAATAGTTTTATGAACCAAATTCAATTAAATTCAAATAACATAACAAAAAAAGACATACGTGAAATTGGTGATAGACTTAAAACTTATGTTTCAACAATGAAAGATAGTTTTATTACGAATGTTAGTAACAATGTTAGTAAATTGGTTCTATTACAACAAGATTATGTACAGTATGTTAGACAATATAATTTATTGTTAACAAAAACTGATGGGTCTATGAATTCAAATAATATACCGAATATATATAATTTATCTGGTGATAATTTAAATTTAATAACAAACGTTTATACAACAATAAAAAACAAACATATAGAATTTTTTGATAACCCTAACGGTATTATTAAAGGTGTTAGCAAAACAACTGGTGTGCAATTTTATGGATTAACACTAGAACCAACCAATAATGGAATTTATATCTATGATAATAAAACTTCAACATTTAAAGATGAGGGTTTTCGTAAAGATAGTGGTCTTGGTGAAATACAAGACGCAAAAGTCGCTTTTGCTTGGGAAACAGCATCTAACCCAGCCGATAATAGATTTTATCAAGTTATGGCACAAGTGTTTAATAATACAACATTAACCAACGAATTAACAACACAATTACTAAACAGTAATGTATATAGTGATAAATCAAAGGTTGAGACTGCGATTGATCAAGCGATTAAATATTGGACAGAAAGGAATTTTTATACTGAACATTGTAATAAAAGATTTTCAGATGAAATAAAAAAGGCACAAGAATATACAACATTAATTGAATCACCAATTGACGATAGTGTAAAATATGTTGTAGATTACACATTTACAACTGAGGGAACACAAGATCAAAAAACAAGAATTAATGACATTTATTCAACAAATAACATTAACACGAAAACAAATACGTTTGATGGTAAAATAAAATTTAACTAATTATGAATTTACAATATTTTAACCGATACAATCAATTTTTATCAAATGGTGTACAACAAGTTGTTCCGTACATTAACCTACCATCAAAAGCGACGGATAAAACGTTTATATACCGTGCCGGACTATCTAGACTAGATAAGATCTCATTTCAATTTTATGGGACACCATTCTTTGGGTGGTTAATCCAACAAGCAAACCCCCAATATTCTGGGTCTGAATGGAGTATACCAGACGGTGCTATCTTGACAATTCCATTTCCTTTACTAACTTCATTACAAGATTACAATAACGAATTAAACAACCACTTCTTCTATTATGGTAGATAACGGAGAAAATATATTAGTAGAATTTGATTATGACAACGTATCGCTTATTGACCCAAACAAAGTTATTGATAATGACGGTAAAGTAAAAGATAGGTTAGTCAAACAAGAAAATTTGGTAATGTATGCCAACCTTGAATGTAGTGTTGTACCAAGAACCAAACTGGCGATTGGTGCGGCATTAAATGATAATGTACGAACAATATCGGTTGGTAAAATAAATTTCCTAAACCCAGGGTTTAAAACCTTTTTGGACAATAACTGGTCTGATGAAATAACAGGTAAAGGAACGATTAAAGGTGTTGGTGTTAACCAACCAAAATTAAACGCGGTGAAAAACCCCCAAAAATCGGACGATTATTA